CGGCGCGCTGCGACAAGCCGGCATTCCGCCGCGCCGCCCGCAAGATCTCGGCTGCGGTAGTCACCCGTAACACGATACCGGATCTGTTATCAAGCACTCCGCGCGTGTGCCGGTGGTTGCAAAGGACCACGAACGGGCGAGCAGCCACCGCGCCGGTTCGGCGGGCGCAACCGCACGACCCTCAGACGGCGGAGGGCGGACGAGCCGGCCTGTACGCCGGGAACCGTTCGGGCCATTCGATCTACCTGCGGATTCTTCCCCAATACCACGCCTGACCTGCGGAAACACCACTCAACGTCTCTCGTCGTCTGCGGCTGTTTCTCGTCCTCCCACGGCCCGGTGACGGCCCGGTGACGGCCCGGGCGATCTTCTGGCCTTAGGCGGGAACCTGCGACGCAGGTCGGATCATCGGCCCGGAAGGGACGGCCTCCCCGCCTTCGCTCCTGACGGCAGGTGACGTTGACGCCGCAGGTCCCAAGATCTAGGCCGCCCGCCGCCTGTAGCGGTGCAGCACCGCCAGCTCGGCCAGCGTGTAGCCCTGGAAGCCGGCCAGCGCGGAGGTGAAGCTGTAGGCGCCCAGCGTCTCGGCCCGCCGTTGGTCCGGGTTGTCGTAGAGCCGGGACGCCACGAGCAGGATGACCGCGCCGAGGTCTGCCACCGGCTCGCCGGTGACCAGGTCGAAGCCCACGCCGCGGGTGTAGCTGCGGACCATGGCGGTCGCCAGCTCCCGGGCGGTCCCGGCGCTCGCGGCGTCAAGGTCGCGCTGGAGGTAGCTGGCGAGGCTGGTCAGCTCGAAGGCCGGCACGGACTACGCCCCGGTGACGCCGGTAGCGATGACGACGGACTCGGGGTACAGCGGCGCCGCGTCGTAGCGACACTGCACCCGGATGCCGACCTGTCCCGTGCTGGCGTACAGCTCGGTGAGCACCTTGACCTCGGGCGCGATGTCACGGGCAACGGCGTACATGGACGGCGCCCACAACACGACGCTGGTGGTGCCGACGCCGACGCCGGTGGTCGGAATCCGCGGGGTCACGCTGACCGGGTATCCCAGCAACCGAAAGGCGCCCTGTTCGGCGACGTCGGGTTGCATGAGGTAGTGCCCGTCGCTGGCCTTCGTCTTTCTGAGCACCTGGAACGGCCCGGCAGGCATCATCCAGCGGACCGCGGTGGGGTCGACGTTCGCGGTCAGCATCCGCCCCACCATGTCGTAGAGGACGTCGAAAGTGACGGCGCCGCCCACGGCGATGGTCTGCACGCCGACCTGGTTGAGCAGGCCGCGGGGCTTGGTGCCGTCGGTGGTGGTGCCGGCGATCAGCTCGGTGTCCAGCGCGGCGGCGACGTCGTTGACGAGGCGGGCCTGCAACACGCTGTCGAGGGCCACGATCGACTGCCGCAGCAGCTCGTCGGACACCTTGGTAATCACCTTGAGCGACTGCATCTGCTTGGGCAGCAGGGTCATCTCGCCGAACGTCACATCGTCATCGGGTATCGGCGCACCCTCGGCGACCCACGCGGCCCCGGTCGAGCCGGTCAGCCGCGGGATGCGCAGCGTGTTGCCGCCGTTGGTGTCGAAGATGCGGACACCGCTGGCGAGGAAGATCGAGGCGGCCTGCAGCGGCTGCAGGAGCAGCGCGGCGACCTGAGTCTGGGTCAGTACGCCGCCAGCGGCGGGGGTCTGCGTTGATTCGGGCATGAGGACTCCGACGTGTCGATCCGGGTGGGATCACGTCGGCACCAGGCCATCCGTGCAGCGGGCACCAGGCCCAAGATCAGGTTAGCACGCCGATGAGACAGGATCGACGGGCGCGCGCACGTGGGGCGGGCTCCAACCTCAGCCGGTGCCGCGCAGCAGGCCCAGCAGGCTCACGCCCTGCTCGTCCGGGCGCACGCCCTGCTCGACGCTGCCGGTAGGCCGTCGGGATGCCAGGTGCGGCCTTTCCCGGATCAGCTCGTCGATGGCGTCCGCGACCCTGTCGAAGGCCGGTACGCCGTCGTCGTCGAGCAGGTGCTCGCCGTACGGGAGGTCGCGGGCGTCGGCCAGCTTGCCGGTGCCGGCGGCGAGCGCGGTCACCAGCCGAGCGGCCAGCTCGTCGGACCGCCGTGCCTTGACCCGGTAGCCGGCGGCCTCCTCACGCAGTCGCTCGACGTAGCCCCGATCGAACGTCTCGGGCTCGTCCGAACGTCGATCAAGCGAGGACTCTTCGGGCAGATCTGCACTAAGAGACGGTGCCGCACCGTCGGCACCCGGGCGGGCGGTGGTGCCGGAGTCCGGGCGCTCGGTGGTGGTCTTCTCGGTGGTCTTCTTCTCGGTCACGGTGTCGTGTCCTTTCCGGCTGCGAGGATCGTGGACAGATTGGCGCCGACATTGTCGAGGGCGGAGCGACGCCGGGCGATGCGCTCGGCCTCCCGCTGCTCGGGGGTGTAGCCCAACTGGTCAAGGGCGCCATCTACGGACAGGATCCCGGCCCCCACGAGCTTGCTGGCGGCGTCCGCGGCCTGCGCCACGGTGGGCGTCTCCGGGTCGGACCAGACGATCTCGACGTCGAGCAGCTCCGGGTGGGCCTTGCCGTCGGCGGCCTCCACGGCGAGCCGGATTACCTCGGACCAGGGACCGGAGAACGCCCGCTGTCGGGCCCGGGCGCGGGCGGCCAGCCCGGCCTCACCGGCACGCAGCGCCTCCGCGGATGCCGGCTGGTTCATGGCGATGCCGACCATGGACGGCGGAAGCTGGGAGATCGCCGCGACCTGGTGGACTAAGGCGCTGATGCTCTCGACGTACGGCGTCAGGCTCATCCCGTCGAGCTGACCGACCATCGCGGTGGCCCGGTCACCCTCGAGCTGCCAGACGCGCTGGGCACCTTCCACGAAGGGGTTGACCGGATTACCGGCGGCGTCCTCGGTGATCTCCACGCCGAGGGTGTAGCGGCGGGGCCGGGCGCCGAACTCGGCGCTCACCAGCATGTCGCTGGCCAGCTTGCAGATTGCGTCGACCAACGGTTCCACGTCGGCCATCTCGGAGACACCGGCGACGTTGCCAACGGCCGGCCTGTTCACCAACTCAACGACTGGGACCACGCCGAGCGGGTTGGGGATCGTCTCGACCACGTACCAGCCCTCAGCGGGCAGCAGGGCGCCCGCGGGTACGTCGCTGGCCGTCCGGAGCCGCCGTACCGCGTCCGGGCCGTAGAGGACGCCCCAGCCGTAGCCGGCGGCCTGCCAACGTTTGAGCGCGTAGGTCCGCTCGCCGGTCGCCGGGTCGTAGGCGACCACCGTCTGCGCCGGGGACTCCGGGCGGATGCTGACACCGGCGCCGGGAGCGGACCACACGCTGACCGGGCACCGGCCGTAGATCAGCGCCGCCCTGGTCACCTGGTCGGACCCTTCGACCATCCCCGCGCGCTTCCACAGCCGCCACAAGTCGAGATCGCGGGGCGTGCCGCGGCCCGTGTTGAAGCCCTCGATCCGGATCCGGTCGGCCAGCACGTCGACGGCCAGCCTGGTCAAGTTCACCGGCAGCCGGAACAGCCGGCCCTTGAGCGCCTCCGCGTCACCGGCGGCCAGGTACGAGAGCGGCTGGGTGCCGCCGTAGTACTGGCCATGACTGCGGAGCGGGAGCTGCGCGTCGTCGAGGGCGCGGCTCAGCGCGTAGATCGTGCCGTCGAGTGGTGCAGGTGCGCCACTCGGGTAGATGACGTTGTTGACGACGGGGATCACCATGACAGGACTCTCGATCGGGGTCGGGTACGGGCGGCGTAAAAGGCGGCACGGTCATGGGCGATCACGGCGGCGACGCAGGCGTCGATCTTGTTCGGTGAGTTGCGCCGGTCCTTGACCACGACGTCGCCGAGCGCGGTCGACTTCGCCGCGGCGTTGTTGACGTGCCGGGCGAGCCGGCTGTCGCCGTCGTGGGTCAGCCGTCGGTCAATCACGGCGGCGTAGAACTTGTCGCAGGCCGGCGCCATGCGAGAGACGACGTTGGTCGGCTGCTCGATTACCGCGTCGCCGTGGCGTTCCTGCCAGCCCTGCAGCTCGGTCCGCCACCCCCACGGGTCACACACCATCTCGCGCACCGTGAAGCGGTCGAAGACGGCGTCGACGGCGGCGAGCACGGTCTGCCGCGGCACCCGCCAGCGGGCATTCCCGGGGTTCTCCCACGCCTCGAGCAGGAACACGTGCGGCGTCGGCTCCACCGTCGCGGCCACCAGCGCCGTGCTGTCGCCGCTCGCACTGCCGTCGAAGCCGACCACGATTTCGGTGCCGTCGGGGATCACCCTGGCCGGGTCGGCGACGGCGGACCAGGAGCCGAAGGGCAGCCAGGACTCCGACCCGGTAACCCACTGACCGAGGACGTAGCGGCGGAATGCGGGTTCTCGCAGGCTGGTCAGCTTCGAGCGCACGGCGTCCCGCGACAGGAAGTCGTCCAGCGCCGGGTTTGCCGTCTCCCACGCCGCCTCGTCGTCGACCCGGCAGCCGTTCGGGGCGGCGTACTCGCGCAGGTAGTGCAGCGGCGACGGGTTCGCGCGGCGCTCGGCGACCAGCCGGTACATCAGACTGTCCTCGGACGCGCCCGGGGTCGAGATCGCCAACGTCAAGCTCGACGGCCGCTTGCCGGCGTAGCCGGTGAGGGACTCCCAGACCAGCTCGGGGACGTGGGCCAGCTCGTCGACCACGCACAAGCTCGGGTCGAAGCCCTCGACGGCGGCGGCCTCGGACGGCAGCGCGAACATCGCCCCGTCGCAACGCGGCACGACAAGCCGGTCGCGGTAGACCAGCGTCCGCGCGTCCAGCTCCGGGGACAGCTCGGTCATCCGCCGGGCCAGGCCCAGAACGATGCCGGCCTGACGCTCGTCGCTGGCGACGGCGAGCACCTGCGGGCCGGCCACGCCGTCGGCGTGCAGGCCGTACAGCGCCAGCACCGCGGCCAGGCTCGTCTTGCCCTGGCCGCGCGGCAGCGACAGCAGCCCGGTCCACGGCCGCGGCTCACCGAACAGCGCGTCGACGATCTCGAGCTGCCACGGACGGAGCAGCAGCGGACCACCCGCGCCGTGGCCGCGCGGCACCACCAGGAAGCGTCGGGCGAACTCGGCGACCCGGGCGGCACCCGCGGGCGGCAGGCCCTCGAGCGGCAGCGGCTCGGTCGAGGCGGCGGCCTTCGGGCCTCTCCTCACGCTCTGCTCCTGGCCGGTGACACAGAGTCAGTTCCGAAGATTGCCTGGACTGCGGGTCCTACACGATCACTCCGAGGGTTGGCCCCCCTGGTCGCACC